GAAGCGCGTCAATATCTTGCTTTGGAACTCTGCCGCGCCATTGGATTGCCGGCATGGTTCGCATCTGCCGATCCGTCATCGATGACATATTCAAACGCAGTCAATCAGCGTCGCGATCTCATTGACTTTTCGATTCGTCCAATTCTCACAATTATCGAGCAACGATTGTCATTGACGGATTTCACTCCGGCTTCGCAATACGTTCGATATGACTTGGATGATTTCTTGCGTGGCAATCCTTACGAGCGCGCACAAGTGTATGAAATTTTGAATCGCATTGGCGCAATGTCAATCGATGAAATACGAGAAGAAGAGGATCTGATCGGATGAAGCTAACCACACCAATGACAATCACCGCGGCGGACTCGGAATCACGCACGATTTCCGGTCGCATCGTTGCATTTGAAGAAGCTGCAAACGCATCGACCGGCAAGGTCGTCTTTGCAAAAGGTTCAATCGAGCCAAAGAATGTATTTCTCAATCTTGAGCATGATCGCACACGCAGAATCGGAAAGACGATGGAGATGTCTCTTGATGGGGATGGCGCAATCAATGCAACTTTCAAAATCGCAAACACAACCGCCGGAACAGATGCTCTTGTCGAAGCAATGGATGGATTGCGCGATGGCTTTTCGATTGAATTGGCTGTCGATGATTACGTCCAAGAAAAGAGCGGCATCATGCGCGTTCTCAAAGGCGAATTGACCGGAGTGGCACTTGTATCAGAGCCGGCGGTGCGATCAGCTCGCGTCGCTGAAGTAGCTGCAAACGAAGGCGAAGAAGATTCCGAATCCACAACCGTGGAAGAGGATGCAACACCAACAACACCAACAACAGAAGGAGACGAAGTGGAAAACACCGTCACAAACGCGGACACCGTCGAGACGGTAGAAGCCGCACAGTCAGTAACAGCGTCAGTCAAATCTGTCGCTTATTCAAAGCCACGCTTAGATCTCTCAGCGGGCAAGCAACTAGAAATGAACATCAAAGCAGCTCTCGGGTCAGAAGAAGCGCGTCAATATGTCGCCGCCGCAAGTGATACCACGGACAACGCAGGTCTTGTCCCTACAAGACAGCTCACAACCGTGATCAACGGACTCGCAAATTCAACTCGAAGCAATATTGACGCTGTCAGCCGTGGCACTTTGCCGGACGCGGGCATGTCTTTCGAATTGCCAAAAATTACACAGCTCCCTTCTGTAACAGAAGAAGCTGAAGGTGGCACAGTCGCAGACGTCGATCAAAATGCTGAATTTCTTTCAGTATCAGTCAAGAAGTATTCAGGAGCGCAGACATTCTCTGTCGAGCTCTTCGATCGTTCTTCACCTGCATTCATCGATGAATTGATGCGCAACATGGCGGCACAGTATGCAAAGGCAACAGATACAGCTGTAAACGCAGCTCTTATCGCCGGCGCATCAGCTGACGCAACTACCACAACAACATACCCAACAGCTGCCGAACTTCTCGGAATCATTGCTCGCGGCGCTGCATCCGTTTACAACGGAACTCAAGGCTTTGCAAAGAACATCATCATGAACACTTCACAATGGAGCAACGTGATGACACTTAACGACAGCGGACGACCAATCTACAACGCAGCTCAGCCACAGAACGCCGGCGGTGCTGTTCGCGCGGATTCAATTCGCGGAAACGTTGCAGGACTTGATCTCTATGTCACAGCAAATACAGCTGCAACAACTGACACAGATGGCTCAATCTTGATCGTCAATCCTGACGCATACACATGGTACGAGTCACCTACATATCAGCTTCGCGCAGATGTAATTGCAACAGGTCAGATCAGCGTGATGATGTACGGATACGGTGCAATCGCCACAAAGATCGGTGCGGGCGCGTTCAAGAACAACAAGGCGTAATTTCGCCAAACTAATCATGAGCCGATTCGCTCCCGAGTCGGCTCAGCAGTAGAAAGGGAAGAGCTCATGTCAATCGTCACTCCGTCCGAACTTCGTTCGGTGCTAGGCGTGAGCTCTTCTCTCTACAATGACGCATATCTTCAAAAGGTAATCGACACTAGCGAGCTCACGATTCTGCCGCTTCTTGTATCTTATTCCTCAGCTGTAACTCATCGACAAATTTCAAGCAATGTCGCAACACTTACGACAAACACTCCGCACAATTACATTGTGGGATCGAGCGTCGTTGTGGCAATCGGTGACGCTACATTCGACGGCACAAAGACAATCACCGAAGTACCATCGCCATATTTATTTCGTTACGCCAAAACAAACGCAGATATTGCAGAAAATGCCGTGATTCCACATGGCACGACTTATCTTTTCGGTTATGACGCAGCAACCATCTACGCATCCAATCCCGCTGTGTATGAAGCGATCATCGTCGTATCCGTTGAAGTTTTCCAATCGATCACAGCTGCCGGCGGTCAGATTGAAGGCATTGATTTCCAAGTGAGCCCTTACAGAATGGGACGCTCGCTCTTGAATCGTGTCGTGGGAATTCTTGGCAAGTCTTTGGACACCGGAGCGATGCTCGCATGACAGCTTCATCAATTGCAGTCAATGTTCGCGGTGCGCTAAAGACATCAATTTCAAGCGTTGCGGCAAATGTCTATGATTACATTCCGGAAGCGCCAAGCGTACCTTTCGCAGCTCTTGTCCCATCGACTCCATATCTTGAGCCCAATTTGATTGGCACATCCACTCGAGTCAAGATCAATTTTGCTTTGACCGTAGGCGTTGCTCCATATTCAAATGCAGCTTCTCTCGACAATATCGAAAGACTCATCATGAGCATTCTGGCGGTTATTCCGTCGGGTTACACCGTGGGAAGCGTGTCAAATCCTGTCCCAATGACTCTTGCAAGCGGATCAGAAATCATTGCTTGCGAGATCGAAATATCTACCCAATACACACAAACAAACTAGGAGCACAAATGGCAACGACCGTCATCACAGGACGCGATCTCGCATTGACGATCGCGACCACTAGCTACGACGCACAAGCATCATCAGTCACACTCGAAGCAGATCACGTCATCGAGACATATCAGACACTCGATGGACGCGCTTACAAAGCGATCGATGATTCATGGACTCTCAATGTGGAAATGCTTGCCGACTGGGGCGCTTCAGGATCACTCTGCGAAGCTCTTTGGACAGCGACAGAAACATCTCCAAACTCAACTTTAGCCGTCTCTCTCACAGCTGTGACCGGAGCGGTTTTCGCTTGCAACGTTTTGCCGACATATCCATCCGTCGGCGGTTCAGCACCGGACGCGCAGACAGTCTCGCTATCATTTCAAGTCGTGGGAACACCAACAGAGACATTCAGCTAAGAAAAGAATCGGGAGCAAATAAATGAGAACAGAAATCACAATTGAATACACATCCGGCGAGACTGTCACATATGTGGCAGCTCCGCCGGAGTGGGCGAAATGGGAGACAAAGACAGGCTTTTCCATTCAGCAAGCGAGCGAGAAGATAGGGATTTCCGATCTTCTCTTCTTGGCATATCACGCCATGAAGCGCGAAGCTGCCGGTAAGCCGGTCAAGTCATTCGACATTTGGTGCGATACGGTCGCGGATGTTGAAACAGGAGAAGCCAAGAGCCCAAAAGCTACGCCGTCGGAAGTCTGAATCGATTACTTGTCGAGCTCGCCATTGCGACCAATATCCCAATGAGCGAGTGGCAGACGGCGGAACAGATAGTCACAGCAATCGAGATCTTGGAGAAACGAAATGGCAAGTAAAGCCAAGCAAGGGAGATTTGAAATCACGGTCGATCCGATCGAATTTCGAAATCTCATTGGCTTACTTAACGCGCTCGACAAAGAATCTCAGGATGAAATCAGATCCAAAGCGTTGCCGCTGTCTCAACGTCTTGCCGGACAATTGCTCATGTTTAGCCAATCCGCACCATCGCCACAAGCTGCACTCGTAGCCGAATCAATTGCCGCCAAGCGCGATCGATTGATCCGTGTCGATGTCGGTGGCACAAAGAAGGTCGGTCGCAAATATGGCGGCGAAAAGTCAAAGTCAGGTAAAGGCGCAAAAGTGCGTCAGCAATCTGCACCGGCGGGAGCTCTTTTGTGGGGATCTGAATTTGGATCGCACAAAGGCGTGGACAGCATTGGTCGTCAATACACAAACAGATTCAAAGCTGCTTACCACAAACGCGGAACTTTGAAGAC